TTCATGTGTTCTTCTCCTTGAGCAGGTTCTCTACGTCTTTCATCATGCGTTCTTGGTAACCGACATTTTTTGCAAATATGTGATTGATTTCTGTCCCCGTCAGACCGACCCACTCTTTCTTTTCCAGCTTTACCCGTAGGTGTGTAATCGTCAGTCGCAACCGTCCAATCTCTTGCAGGGCGCACTCATAGTGCTTCGGCCCAGCTTGGATGCACCCTGCGTAGTGTGTAGTCCCGTCACTCATTTCCCTTCCTCCTTCATAGCTGCCTCAACTCGACCAATGCAATCCCTCGCTGATATAGTCGTTTGCTGACAATCCGTTAGCCTGTCTGCGGCTGTTTTCAATTCGTGCAACACCCATTTGATCTGCTCCCGCAGGGCGGCGATTTGCTCTGCGTTCCTGTCTAGCATTTCTTGCTGCCTGTCAACCACGGCGGAGCAATCTTTCAACTGCTCCCGCAGGGTGGCGTTCTCGGCCTCGGCTTTCTCTGCCCTGTCGCGCATTTCGCCAAGTTCTTCCATCGTCACGGACAAGTTCAGGCGCAGGGCGGCGAGTTCGCGCTCAAGCAATTCGTATTGCGTCATGCAAACCAGTAGGCTAGGTTCCGCAGCGGCGGTATGATCTCTGCCGTAGGGGAAAAACAACTTGTCCGTCCTTGGTGTATCACTCATCTCCCTTCCTCCTTTGCGAGTGCATCAATCAGCGCATCAAACGCCGCGCTATCCGTACCCCGCGCATCCAAAGTGCTGCCATCGCCATACTGTAAAAACTGTTTGACACGACCATACCTCGCGGCATCAACCTCTGCCTCTTTCAACTGCTGCCGCAAGGCAACGATCTCTACCATAAGTTCGTCAAACTTTTCACCCTTCCCGTCATCGAACCCGTCTGCGTACTCACTCATTTCCCTTCCTCCTTTTTTGCGTAAAGAAGCGTTGCTTCTTGTGATACCGCATCGGGCGGAAAACCAAAACCTATTTCCTCGTCCATCCAGCACCACGCCACCGGCTCACCCCAGTCCCGCAGGGCGGCGTTCTCGGCCTCGGCTTTCTCTGCCCTGTCCCGCCACTCCAAAAATGCCCACTTAGATGATGCGTCTTGGCGAAGGGCGGCAATCTCTTTCTTGAGGCGCATTATTTCCTGTGCGTAGACCGCGCTAGTTTCAGCATCACTCATTTCACCACCTCCGTGTAATCAGACTGCTTAACCGTTCTCTTGGTGTTACCCCAGAAGGTCTGATAGGTCTTAACGCCTTTCTTCATCTTGCCTTCCTTCACCATTTGCTCTAGCTTTCTACGCGCAGCAGACTCACCGACTTTAGGCGTTAGGGTTTGCCCGTACTCTTGTGCTGTCATTTGACTAACCCCCGCCACGGTAAGTATTGCAAGTGCGCCCAATGTGTTTGAGCATTTGCGCTATCTACTGTGACTCTGTTTTTTGACCAATTTTCCCCATTCCAACGAGTAAAAAATGTTGTGTTCGGGTAATAGCCAGAAGCTTTACCAAACTTGCGCTCGTACACGCCGACATAGACCGGCTTCTGGTCGCCGCTATACCACTTTGTTCGTTTCATTCTTAAACTCCTCCAAATTTCTCAATTCTTTTTCTTCACATAAGTATGGGGCGCACTTGGGCAGTCGTACCATTGCCCACCCACCAGCAATTGCCATCACTTCAACATTTTTTAATGTTGTTTCGTACAACCATTTTTTACCATTAAAACTGATCGGTCTTTTGTGATGATGGATGGCTAATTTCTTTAAGGTGTTTTTATCCACCGTTCATCTCCGCAACGGCAACCGCTTTTCCGTTGGTTTCTACCACATACTTTTTCATGGTTTCTTTGACGTTGGTATGTGCCGAATCTGTAGGCACGTAGTTGGTACTCAGTAGATGCTTACCCCTTGACTTGAGGTAGGCAACCGCCTCTGCCCTCTTCCTTATGTTGTATTCGCTCATATCATCTCCTTGTAGTCGATGGTCTTACCCTTACCGCCCCTCGGTAACGCCCTAGTCCCTTCCACCCGCTTCATCTTGCCCTCCTTCACAAGCAACTCAAGACGGTTACGGGCGGTGGACAAGGATACTTTGTGCAGGACTGCATACTCTTTGATGGTCATTTAACTTTACTTTTTTTGTTGACTGGGGGCTGAGCAATAATCAGTTGCGTCCACATACCAGCATGAATCGTTCCACTGACAGGAGTAAAAGCCATCCAGTCCCTCATCTGTCTCTCATTCTTTAAACGGATTGCTTTGTCTTTGTCTGTCTCTAACGGGCCAATCAGAGAAAGCAAGACCCATTTCCCACCATTCTTGTTCTTCAAGTACGTTACTTCCTTCATGGCTTCTTGAACGGCTGGTGACTAGGGTAGCCCGTTCCTTTCTTGCTGGCGGGGGGTGAGGGCGGGGTGAACCGCGCTTCCTTGTGTTCCTTTGTACCGCGCTTGATGCTGCTCCATTTGGCTGTCATTTCTGTATCCTTTCGATTAGTCCTATATACCCTGCTGCATCAGTAAGATTGTCGCGCTTAGGCGTATTCATCTGCCGCGATGCTTTCAACATAACCATCATCCAGCACACATCTTCTGCGGATATTTTGGTCTTGTTCTCTGCGTTAAGGCATTTTGAATACAGATATGCGTTCCACATACTTGCAATCCGCTTCAAGTTCACATCAGGCTCCCCGTAGGTCTTCTCACGATCACCCCAGATAATGCCTTGCGCCTCATCGAGGATTGATTTGGGGACGTTCTCCCAATGGTCTAGCGCATTCGGGCGTTCAAGCACACCTGTAGTCTCTGCCGTTGCATTTTTATCCACTTCTTTATTAACTTGATAGACATAGCTGATATTGCACTTTATTGTTTTCGCAACGGTAGATGCACTCGCACCAGTACGCAGAAGTTTTCTAATGCGTGTTGCTTTGGTTTCTTTTTTCATTTTGTTTCTCCAATAAGACGGACAAGTCCTGTTTTTGCATACCAGTAATCAAGTAACCCACAGAACATCTTCCAACCCTTAGCCAAGTCCTCCTCTGACCATTCGACAACATGGACTAGACCGGGGTTAGTCACTGAGACAAACACGTTTGCGCACCTAGACTTCGGAACGCCAAGACCTACCCTGTATGCAGCCAGTTGCATTAGCTGCTCATCAAAGCCTTTGGGAAGGTTGTCAATGCCAAATTCCTTGGTCTTGATATCTAGAACTGCTGCCTCACAAGCCAAGTCAGTTTTTCCACCAAAACCAAGATCCGAAGCAAACGCACGTTCAGTGATCCAGTTCTTAAAACCATACCGCGCCTCAATCTCTCTCCTAACGCCCCATATATGCTCTGGGTGCGCTCCAGAGCCATTGCCCTTGTAGTATCCCTCTACTGAGGCGTGAATGGCTGTACCACGCTCTGCTGCCATCCTTCCCTGCTCCTTAGAGTCATGCCTGACTCGGCTGAGGAAGTCTTTCTCTGCTTCTCCCTCAATGCGCGGTAAAGTAAGTGCAGCCAGAAGCATCTGCTCCATCTTCCACACTTCTAAGCCCGGACTTGCTGCAGACTTAATGATCGTAGTGACAGAGGGAACTAAGTTGCTCGTTCTGGCATCCCGCAGCGTTGTGTTGCGCATATTCCCGCTTTTACCCATTACTTGATAAGCGGGGACACCATCAGAGGTGTACCAATGCGTTGACTCGGCTGGGTGGTCTTGATTGGAAACTACAAGGGTCATCTCATCTCTCCTAAAAAGGCACATCGTCATCTAAGTCACGGGGCGCAACGTCAGGTTGCTCTTGTTTCATCTTCCACTCGGGCGCTGAAGCAATGATGTTCTTCAGGTAGTCTGGGAAAGCGGTGTAGACCTCCATATCGATATGATCGATGTCAAACCAGACTAAGGGATTAACGCCCTCTGGAAGTCCCGCCTTACGGATTGCTGATGGGACGCTAGAGATATTGGAGATGTTGGCGTAAGTCTTGTCGTTGGATCCCTTATCGTGGGTCATGTTAACCATGCACCACTTGTCGAGGATATGCTTGAGATGAAAACCTTCAAGCTCATCGCCCGAGAACTGCTTGCCGCGCCACGCTACAAGAAATGCGCGAAGTGAAGCTTTAGGACTAAGGCTTGGCGTGAACCGCTTAGAGACAGCCAGAGGACGACCATCATCAGTAACAAGCGGGTTACCTGATTCGTCTTCACCATGCAACTCCCAGACGATCATTACCTTCTTCTGTGCTTTCTCAACACCCTGCCACGTTGTCTTTTGTGTACCCAGATCAATGACACGATAGCACCGCGCCAGATGATTTCCTACGGGAGGCAGAACATAGTCCCCGCCTTTAGGTTCGGATATTAGTAGACTCATTTTTGTTTCTCCTTGTCATTCCACATTCAAAGTAGATGACCTTCCAGTCATCATCGTTAGCTTCTTTTCGCTCTGCGCGGAGCAATGCTTCTTCCAACATTTGCTGCCGCTCAAGCTCCATCTGGTAGTGCCAGTCATCCATCGTAACATCCTTTCTTCGCGTCACCGCATTGGCGACAGTTGCAATTATTCGCTAAGTAGAATAAGATGTCAACTTTTAATTTACAGGGGGTCTTATGACACATAAAATAACGCCGACAGAGATCATTGATCTTTTAGGTGGGACGACAAACGCGGCGGTCATTAGTGGGAGTGCTTTATCTACGGTGAGCGATTGGCGACACATGAAGGCAATCCCAATGGCAAAGCTGATACTGCTGGCGTATCCGCTGGAGCAAAGCACTAAGGGTGTGATTGGTCGAAAGCAGTTGTTCCCAAAAATTTGGCCTCAGATCTGGCCTGAACTGGAGAAGAAATGAAAACCTTTGAACAGCATCCGTTGAGCAGCGCGTTTCCCCCTATGTCGCCAGAGGCATTTAAAGACCTGATTGATGACATTGATCAGAACGGTGTGCGCGAAAAGATTGTTGTGTATGAGGGCAAGATACTTGATGGCTGGCATCGATACAGTGCCTGTCTTGAGTTAAATGTTCTCAAGCCGCCAATGGTTGAGTTCGAAGGGGATAATCCTAAAGTCTTTGTGCTGTCCAAAAACTTGCACAGGCGGCACATGACCCCGAGTGAACGTGCTATGGCTGTGGCTACGATTATTGGTTCGGATGGCTGGGAGAGTGGAACTGGTGGGCGTCCTTCAAAGGCCATATTGAAAGAACGGGGTAACAAAATTAACACCGTATCTCGGGCTGCTGATCTGGCTGACGTTTCCAGAAGGGTGATGAAAGGGGCCAAAAAAGCCACTTTAGCGATTGATAAAGTCCAGCAAGCGGTCAAAGACGGAAAAATGTCTGTTTTTGAGGCGGCAGATATATCGTCATTACCCGTTGAAGATCAGATGGCTGCAGTCAAATCCAAGGATGAACCAAGGCAAAGGAGAGAGACTCCAAAGAAGACATCCGTCCCAGTTGATGTCTATGACGCTCTGTTGGTAAGTTTTAATGAGTTACAGGATCATTGCCAGACGCTCACCTCTGAGCTAAAGACCGCCCAGTTGGAGTTGCAGGCAGTGGATGCTATTCGCTCTGGAGAGCAGGTTAAGGAAATGATGAAGCTGCATCAGCTTATCCGCTCGATGACTGAGGCTAGGAATCAGTGGCAAGACAAGTGCAACGAGATGACCAAACAACTGAACTATTTGACCAAAAAGAAATAATACCGGAGACGGGAAATGAATTTTGACGAGCTAAGAGATTATCAAAAATCCTGCATAGAGCAGTTACGAGATGGACTTCGTGAGGGTCACCGTTCGCAAGTCTTGGTGGCTCCTACGGGAGCAGGTAAAACTGTTATCGCCTCTTACCTTCTGGGTGAGGCACATCAGAAAGATTCAAGGGCGTTCTTTGTCTGTGACCGTGTGTCTTTGGTAGACCAGACATCGACCACCCTTGACTCCTACGGCGTGCCTCACGGCGTCATACAGGCTGATCACTGGAGAGCTAGACCGTGGGAACACATCCAAGTGGTATCGGCTCAGACGTTAGCTAGGCGGGAGCTTCCTTACACGCCTAAGCTGATCGTATGGGACGAATGCCACACGATGTACAAGTCGGTGATGGACTATTGCACTGATACCGATATCAAGGTCGTAGGACTGACTGCTACGCCCTTCACCAAGGGCATGGGTAAAGTCTTCACGAACGTAGTCAACTCCACGACGACGAACAAACTGATTGATGAGAAGTGGCTTGTCCCTCTGAAGATGTACTCAGCCAAAGAAATTGATATGAAAGGGGCTGAGTTGAAGTTTGACGGTGAGTGGAAGGAGTCAGAGATTGAAGCCCGTGGGGTGAAGATAGTTGGAGATATTGTCGAGGAATGGATAGGCAAAACGCATCAGCACTTTGGTAAGCCTGAGAAGACGATTGCATTCTCTGCGACTGTTGCTCACGGTGATGAGCTATGCAAAGCGTTTGCAAAGCGCGGCTATAACTTCCAGCAGATTAGTTACAAGGATGGGAATACAGATCGTCGTCGTGCGTTGATCGAAGAGTTTAGGAAGAGTGATTCATCGATCATAGGATTGATCTCCTGTGAAGCTCTAGCTAAGGGTTTTGACGTTACGGATATCAAGATCGGTATTGGTGCGCGTCCCTATAGGAAATCTCTGTCTGGTCACATCCAACAGATGGGTAGGGTGATGCGCAGTCATCCGGGGAAAGACTTTGCGCTGTGGTTAGATCACGCTGGTAACCTGCTGCGGTTTTTGCCTGATATGCAGGAGGTATTTGAGAACGGGGTTGAGGAGCTTTCCACTGGGAATTATGACGGTAATGTTCGGAAGGAAAAGTCAGAGGAAGAAAAGCAGACGATGAAATGCTCTGCCTGTGGCTTTGTCCATACGCAGAAGATCTGTCCTGCTTGTGGGTTTGAGCGCAAGAGTCCCCGCAGCAAAGTTAATAATACGAGCGGTGAGATGGTTGAGATCAACGGTAAGACTAAGATCAAGCAGCAGGACTTTTTGGCAGATAAAAAACTTGTGTGGAAGGAGCTTTGTTCTCTGGCTTTAGAGATCAAGAAGGATCACTTCCAAGCTGAGAAGTTTGCCCTTGCGCAGTATCGGAACATCTACAGCGTTTGGCCTGTCACTAAGTACGTTCCCGAGACTGTCCAAGTACGGGCAGAGGTCAGAAATAAGGTCAGGGCTAACGTCATTGCCTATAGCAATCGCATGAAGAAGCAGGAGGCGGCATGATTGAATTTGGAGATTGCCGCGAGACAATGCGGAAATGGGCAGAGCAAGGTGTTAAGGCTCAAACGTGTGTTACTTCTCCTCCTTACTATGGACTGCGTGACTATGGGCATGAAGGGCAGATTGGCCTTGAAGAAACGCCAGAGCAATACATTGCTGCAATGGTTGAGGTGTTCCGCTGTGTGTGGGATGTGATGGAGGATGATGGGACGCTGTGGCTGAATTTGGGTGACTCTTATGCGGGGTCTGGGAAAGGGCAGATGGGAGATGGTTCGGCGTCTGATCGCAAAAGCGCGAAGCAAGGAACGTCAGCAGGAACGCTGACTGGCGGGTTACCCATAGGCAATACAGGACTTGCAAGCAAGCAGCTTGTGGGCATCCCGTGGCGTGTTGCTTTGGCATTGCAAGCAGATGGTTGGATTCTTAGACAGGACATCATCTGGCACAAACCAAACCCGATGCCTGAGAGTGTGCAGGATAGATGCACGAAGGCGCATGAATACATCTTTCTGTTGAGTAAGTCGCAGAAGTATTATTTCGACAACGAAGCGATTGCAGAGCCATTGGCTGCGAGTAGCGTAGAGCGGTTGGCACAACCTACGCTTGCGGAGCAAACGGGATCTGATCGTGTGCCGGGTAAGACTAATGGCAATATGAAGGCTGTTGGAAATGGCGAAACTCGCAACAAGCGCAGCGTCTGGACAGTAACCACCAAACCCTACAAGGGCGCACACTTCGCCACCTTCCCCTCTGACCTGATTACGCCTTGCATCCTCGCTGGTGCGCCTGCTGGTGGCGTGGTGCTGGATCCGTTCATGGGCAGCGGAACAACAGCAGCGGTGGCAATCCTGAACGAACGCAACTATATTGGATGCGAATTGAATTCTTCTTACAAAGAATTGCAAGACGCCAGAATAAAAGAAGCATTTAATGAAACTGCACAGATGAGTCTGCTATGAATTTCATTGATCACGCGCATATTTACGGGGTAATCATTCGGGATCTGATCTCGGATGGACGCTGGCACAGGGTCGCAACAGAAGATAAGCCCAAGAAACGGAACGGCGCTTATCTGTTCGACGGGCAGAGGGGCGTAGTCAAGAACTGGGCGACGATGGAATCCTTTGCCTCCTTTCCGAAGGGTGGCTCAAAAAGTGAGCCAGTTGATTTCCGTAAGCTCAGGGCTAGTCGGGATGCGGCTGAGAGGCGGGAGGCAGAACAGCACGCCAAAGCTGCTCAGGAAGCCTACAGGCGGCTTTCGGTGGCTGTCCTTGATAAGCATACCTACCTGTCGAGGAAAGGCTTCCCAAAGGCTCTGGGGCTGGTTCTGGATGGTCAGCTACTTATCCCCATGAGGGACTACAAGTCAGGGGAGATAACATCCATACAAAGTATTGGTGATGACAAGAAGTTTTTGTCAGGGGGGAGGGCTAAGGGGGCGGTGTTCGTGATGGGGGGGAAAGATTTGAAGTCGCAGAGGTGGCTGGTCGAGGGCTATGCCACGGGGCTGTCGGTTAAAGCAGCGTTAGACGCGATGTATATACAGTCTCAAGTCTGGGTATGTTTCTCAGCGGTAAATTTGCAGTATGTGGCTGAGCGGATTCCGGGCAATCGGTTTGTGTTTGCTGACAACGATGTATCCAGAACGGGACAGCGGGTGGCTGAGGCGACAGGGCTTCCTTGGGTGATGTCTCCCGTAGAGGGGGAGGATGCTAACGATCTGCATCAGAGGGCGGGTGTTTGGGAGTTAATTAACGTAATTAAATCGATCCATAAAGGGTAAAAGCCATGAGGTTGATTGGGTACACTACCATCAAGTCAATTGAGAAGATAAAGAAGACGCGCTCTAGTCTTGGACAACCTTTTATTTGGAAGCGCAGGGTCAATCATCAAATGATTCCAATTTTTATATTTGACAAAGAGAACAAGGCGGGTTAAAGTTTTTTTGCCTGAGAGAAAGATCGGGTCGCCGTGATGGGCGAAATTAGAGTCACAAAACCCCTACTCATGGGTTTCGGTGGCGAACGAGCATCGGCTCTATGCTCTCCATCACCGCGACCTGAAACCCAGCAGTAGGGGTTTTTCTTTTGGGTCGGCATAAGGTTCTATCGGTGTAGGGGAGTACGCGAAGATGGCTCCAGTGAAAACTGTCCAGAGCAAAGACCCCCGGTACGTTCTTACTTATGACGGATGGGCTGATAAGAAGGTTACTGGTCAGCAACTGCGGAAGTTGGCGTGAGGCTCCCTAGATCATTTCAAAGGATAAAAGCTGAGCGCCAATCGGGGGCAGTCAGAATTGGCGCATCAACGCCAAAAGCCCTGATTTATGGACGGATGATGCTCTCCGTACTGGCGTGATTCGACCGACCGACCGAAGGGATAGATCATGTCAAGACTCCCCAACCTGACCACAAAGTCGGGTAGGGGAAGGTTTTGACAGAAATCTCCCTTCCTTACTCAGGGATAGAAAATTACCATGCAATTTAATTTGTTTGCTGAGCAGCCAGAAAAAAAGGAAGTGGTGGTCGAAAAGGTAATTAAAAAGGTAATTGAAAAAACGGATAGGGGGTTCTTGTACTCAGAGCAGTACCGACATAGGTGTGAAGTCAGATGGCTACTAAGCGTAAGAACAGCACAAGGACAGGCTGGGAAGGCGTTGTTAAGAGACTATCTAAACAAACCAGCGGTTCAGTCGAGACGGGAGAATCTGGAGAAGGACATTCAGGAGCAGTGGCGGGAGGGAAATCGAGGCGAAAAGGGGGAATGGTCAGTAATCTTGAGTTGATGCTTCATCTGCAGATGCAGTCTGCAGGGATCATGGGTTATATGATGGAGTATAAATTTCACCCTGTACGGCGATGGCGGTTTGACTTTTGTTGGGTTGAGAGAAAGCTTGTTGTCGAGGTAGAGGGTGGGACTTGGAGCGGTGGTAGACATACGACTGGCAGTGGTTTCAGGAAAGATTGCGAGAAATATAATCATGCTGCGTGGATGGGGTACTTAGTATTTCGATTTACGAGTGACATGGTAAAAAATGGTGAAGCAATTAACTGGATTGAGGAGATGATAAATGGATGAGATTAACCCGCACAAAGCTGTTGATTTTCTGCTGAGCAATGCTCCAGCCTATGCCAAAGCTAAAGCGCAGCGGATTTACATTGAGCAGTACAGAAAAAGTCTTAAGGCGACTTTGTTTGTCAATGACACAAGCAAGACAGTCGCAGAGAGAGAAGCAATGGCATACAGTCATAAAGACTACCTAGAGCTTCTGGAGGGGCTTAGGGACGCCGTAGAGGAGGAGGAGAAGCTTAGGTGGCAGATGATAGCTGCAGAGGCAAGGATAGAGGTCTGGAGGTCACAGGAAGCCTCTAACCGCGTTGTTGACAGGGCGTTCAAGTGACGCGCATAGAAGCGGCATTGGAGCTTGCTGACCAGTGCTGGAAAAAAGCAAGTCGAGCAGAGCCTATGTTCGTGGAGCAATACCTAGCAAATGCAGAGGATCTTTTAACTGTAAGACCGATTGTGATGGGGGATGAATTTAGGGAACACTGCAGACGTAATCAGTTGTTCCTGCCTAAGTCATTGCATCACAACACATGGGTTTCTGGGGTTCGTGCTTTAAATCTTATTGGCTGGATTGAGCCAATCACAAAAGTAGAACCTGCGCAACGGCACAACCACATGGAAACGGTCACCTTGTGGAGATCAAAAATAGTTGGCAATCAAATGCCCAGAACTTCTGGTCAGCTTGGGCTGTTCGATGAATAACACGCTCACCGCAAAAGAGCGTGCATATCTTGGGCTGGTAAAAGAACTACCCTGCTCTGTGTGTGACTCTCAGTCGGGATCTGAGGCGCATCATGTAAAGCAGCACGCCCAGTACACTGCCATAGCTCTGTGTGTGGACTGTCACCGCAACCCTTTATTGGGAATTCACGGGCAAAAGAGGGCATGGGCTATCCAGAAGATGGATGAAATTGATGCTTTAAACGTTACAATTCAACGAGTTATAGAATTGTTAAAAAAGTAGTTGACAGCTGTTCGGAAAGGCGTAGTATCTGGGTTGTAGCAAGTCGCTACGAGAAGACAAACAGGAGATGAAAATGAACAACGCAAACGAAATTAGCTACACCGCCTGCACCGACCTCATCATCGTTGGGCAAAACAGCGAGATGGCTGATATGTCTAACCCGACCGGAAACATATTTGGTCACGCTGCGTATGTCATTGCAGAAGATGCACGCGGCGCTCGTAAAGCCTTGTTTGTCGGCAAGCATCGTTGGGAAGACGAGGTACTTCCGAAAGCTGAGGTACTCGCGGTGGCTTTGAATGCTCGCGCTGCTGCTGGCAAGTTTCCAGTACGTTTTGCTGATTGGAAAGATTCAACGCCTTGCTACGGTTCCGAAGAATACATTTCTTCAGGTCAAGAAGCTGAGTATGCCGCGCAAGAACGGGCTGATGAGTACGACGAAAACCACGCTTACTAAAAAATTAAAACGCAGCACCTTACGGGGTGCTGCAATGTGCGCCTTTAAATTACAGGAGATGAAAATGAGTAGAAACGAAGCCCACGGCGATGAAGACTTTGCAACGCCGCCCGATGCTGGTGCGATTGCAGAATGCACCAAGGAAATTATTGAGGATGGCAGATTGCTCAAACCCATCCTTAACGATGATTTCCTCGCTTACGATTTGTCAGAAATCATGTGCGCTGTTGACGGGGCTTGCAACGGGAGCGCCCCCCACATCGCCAAGTTGATCCGCGCCTGTTCCGCTCTGCAAAAGACTTTGATGGCACACGCCGCTGACGATGGCGAAACTCGCGCCGCCGAGAGGGAGGAAGTATGAACGACCCCAAATACATGACCACCAAAGAGTTGATTGCCCACCTCCAAGGGATTGACCCCAGCGGGGAGCAGATTGTGCAGATTGCGGTAATGCAGGAAAACCGCGCCTACCCTGTTGCATATTGTCGTCCCCACACGGTAGCGGGGTACAACGATACGGCATTGCGGGTTTATTGCCACCTTCCCGAAGGTATGCACACCGTACAAAGGAAATAAAATAGTTGTTGACAAGCTGTTCGGGTATCCGTATTATTCGTTCTGTACCAACTGGTACGAAAAGACAAACAGGAGATGACCATGAAAGTAACCATAGACAAGCAAGACTTCAGCGCCAAAATCTGGGCGAACCGCGCTGGACGCCTGAACACCTTGGATCAGGCAGAGAAAATTCTGCAGGACATCGTAACGGACGAGTACACGGTCTACCGTGGCGGTCATCACGTTGCCATCATCCGTGACGGTGAGCGTGTAGCGATGATCACGACTGGCGACGAGATGTTCGCTAACCACTACGGCTACAGCGATGTCGATCCTTTTGAGATCGTGCGCCGCGTCAGCGACAAGACTATAGAGATCCGCGAGATGGATGCTGCGCGTGACGAGTCAGTCAAGATGGAGTTCGTGGCTGGTGGCTTTGCTGGTCACTGCATCAATCAGGACGAGCAGAGGTGGTTCATCACCAGCAACCCCCTTAAACCCGTAATCAGGATCCGTTTGGGCAAGGGCGGCTGGAAGGACAAGCATGGTCGGCGCTTCGGGCTGAGCGATAAGCCCAAGAGGTTCTACGACTACAACTTCTAGGGAAATGGGGGGGGAAATACCCCCCCTAAAAATAATTAAAAATAGTTGCAAATAAGTGTTGACACGTTATTCGGATACCCGTAATATTAGTTCTGTACCGACTTGGTACGAGATGACTCAGGAGAAGAAAATGAACCAGATGATGACCGAAGTAGATGTTCTTGGCTCTGTACTCGCGCAGATCGCTGACCTGACCAAACAGGCTGACAAGATCAAGGATCAGTTCAAAGACCTCGCCACTCTCCCAGAGGGCGCGAAAGTGTTTGAGGGCGTGTTGTTCAAGTCCACCGTGATCGAAGCTGATCGCAAGACGGTGGACTACAAAAAGATGATGGCTGATCTCGGTGTCTCTGACGACACCATCGCTCAGTACACGAGCGTTACCGCCGTGTTCTCTGTAAAAACCACCAGCCGCTAAGGAGATGACAATGAAGACCGATAATCAAGAGCAAGTAGGGATGCACGTTTTTACCCGCAGCAACCTTGGTGCTGCCCCTTTTTTTTGCGTAGGCGTGTACCAGAAAGTTGGCCCGATCATGATGGCTGATGGAAGCGAAATCGGCTCCCCCGGTCAAGCGATGGGCATCTGCGCTCACTGTGGTACTGGGATTGCAGATTGCTACATCATCCGCTCTGCTGATGGCAAGCAGTTTGATGTCGGCTCCTCCTGCGTCGAGAAGACTGGCGATGCTGGTCTGATCAAGTCCTACAAGAACTCCCCAGAGGTTCGCGCCTTTGCCAAAGCCAAACGTGATCTGCTTGCCGCCAAAAAGTCGAACGAGCTTGCTGCGCTGATCGAAGCCAACAAGGGTAAGCTGGCAACGATCATGTACACCAAGTGGGACAAGACCGAAGAGTCGCAGCTTGACTAC